AGGAAAGATGTATGAGCACAATCGTTAGAATTTCAGTTTTGAGTTGGAGTGCTGCACTACTTACAGCTAGTTATGCTGGTCTATTATCAAAGATGGACCCAACCTTTATTGCTACAGTCTTCACTGCAGCAGCCGCTACTTTCGGTGTTGATACTTTGAAGAAGGACGAGAAGAAGGACGATGCCAAACCAGATTCCGTTCCTGCAACCACTGCAGTCGAACCAACTCCAGTCCCTGCCGAACCAGCAGTCCAACCTGTCTTCGATACCCCCGTTGCAGCAGCAGCGGATACCGAACCCTCAAGGTACGCAAATACAGAGGCTTGATCCTCCTGTAATCGAACAGATGCAAGTTCCCGTTTCTCGGGGACTTGCTTTACCTGTATTTGATAATCCAGATACCTCAATCAAATATCCTGTGATTAATGTACCTACACAGGAAGAATTTGATGCAGCCGTAAAGGCAGATAGGGAAAAGGAACAGCAGCAACAACAGGATAAGACCAGAGGGTTACCTGATAGCAAACCTGAACTTCCTCCACAGCTACAGGCACTCCAGCAGACCCCTCCAGTAACGAAAGCAGAGATTCCAGCAGAGAATCCCAGCATCAGCATCGCAGGGGTCAGGGTGGACCTCCCAGACCCCTCTGTGGTCGCAACTGCGGGGTCTGTGGCAATCGTAACGACTGCTGCCACGATCGGATCAACGATGGTTTTTAATACTCTTAAGAACGCAGCAGAACCTTTGATTCGAGAAGCAGCTAAGAATAAATTTAAAATTAAAATCAAACAAGTCAAACCTGTACTACACTATGTTCTAACTGATAGTGGTAAGGTTGATATTTTTGAATACTCTTCAGATGGGACTAAACTCATCGATACGATTGAAAATGTAGAGCAGTATCTCAGAGATCAAGTTGATATTAATCCACTTTACGAAGTAGAGAATAAGATTATTGTCGATGATGTTATCACCGACAAATTTACAAAAGAGGGGCAAAAGAGATTTAAACCTCTGTTTGCCCCTGCTAAAAAAATTGCTAAGAAGTTAGCAGCTAGACTATCATTTTAACCAAGAGTTGCCATATGATATTGGGCTTCTTGGAGTTTTCTTTGTTTTTGAATTTGATTACGGATTACATTCAGCCAATTCATTTGTGTCCCTCCTTTACAAACTTAACACCACGATAGGTTTCGTTGTATTGTTGGGGTTGTTGCATCATTTGCTGTTGATACTCTAAACGCTTTTGCGTATCGTATTCAACACCACGGTATACGACTTTAGACATTAGGGTTCTCCTTAGTTGTTTAGATTAAAGAGCGTTCCTTCAGGTTCCTTTTGCGTCTATTTTGCACTCCTTTGGAGATATAAGTTTCAATTCCGAAATCAATTCAATTTTTGCTTGTTTCGGTATATCTTGTTTGTTAACTCTTCCTGCTATCAACTGTGCTTGTAAGCAAGTTAATATGAGTGCTTCCATAGATGAACGTCCCGTTCCGAGTTAGCTTACTTCCGTCTGCATTATAGCAGATGAACGTACTTTATTTAGTGAATTACTTTTGTAAAGTTTGATACCAAATTAATGTTTTCTTAGAGTTTGAAGATACTCAAGAACATGCCAACGAATACCCATTAATTCATTATAGCATTTTTGATCATGAGCACACTGTCTTAATTCTTGATCAGGTTTGTATACACTTTCGATGAACAGATCAAGACCCCTGTTCCATTTTTCATTTTGCGATTCGATATCCATCAGTCTCTTTGCCTCCAATCTTCTGGTCTGTCTTCTGTCCACCAATCAATCATATCATCGACACTATCAAATCCACGTTTGCCGAATCTATCATTACCAGTCCCACCAATATCTAATTGGTTGAGAAAGTCATCCATATCACCTTCCTGCATATCAGGATTCTCTGCTTTTCTTCTTGATTGACGAAGAATTCTCGCGGCAGATCGATTAGCTTTTGCTAACTTCTCTGCCCAGATCATTTCCTCTAAACCGACTTCCTCCTTGTTTACAATTCTTTCACAGATAGACTCCAGTTTGAGTCGATATTGGGTAGAGAGCATAATATTCTCTGTAGTATTTAAATTTATTTATTTCCTTCTGTGCATTCGTTTTGCTTACGACTGCCTGAATAGACTTGGTGTTTGCCATCGGGATTCATAAAACCACAACCAATTAACCATTCTTTTGTCATCGGTGTTGGTTCTACTTGTTCCCATAGTGGACCTTTGGTACACATTTCAAGGTGTCTTGCTGTGTCTCCAGCTCTTATTTCTGCTGTATTTGCATCTGCTTCCCATGCCACAGCAGCACCTTGACCAGCAAGACCATATACTCTTGCAGTAGTTTCTGTAATCCATTCTGGAATGTCTTTGTCTTGATAGACTTGAGCAATAAAGGCATTCTGCATTCCACCAGCCATGCAATCTTGTACAGCGTGCCATGCTTCATGACGAAGTGTTTTAATAAATTCTCTGCGATCTTCTAATAGATCTCTACGAATGAAAAATCGATTATACTTTGGTTTATATACACCATTAGTATTGTGTGGGAAATATCTTTCGTCTGCAATATAAACAGCAACACCAACCTTTTCCAGTGCTGCAATAATTCTAGAGTATTCTTCTTTATAATCCTCTTGTACTGATCCTAAGTCCTGTCCCACTTGAACTCTATCAACTCCTTTAGTGCATTCTAAAAGTATCATGCACCCTAAGGCATTATAACTATAGTCTTTTACAATCGGTTCTGCTGCAACTGGTACTGATAATGATGCGGCAATAAACAGAGAAGACAATAACTTTTTCATTGTGGATATGCGTGTGTGAGTCCCCAGTAGATAAACAAACCTATGGAGGTGAATAGGCATAGTGAAGATATAACTAAGTTATTCATATACGGTCATCCCAATTTGTATGTTCAGCATACTCTTTATATAGTCTTCTCATATCACGATCTACATGATGAAGATCGTCTAGTGGTGGTTGATATCCTTGGCTAATTAAGTAGTCAATAAATTCATAAACATGTGGTGTGATTTCTGCTTTCATTCTAACAAAAGATGAAAGATAGAAAGATCTTTTCTGCCACTTGTCGTCACGTTCTCTCCAATCTGGAGGTCTATTTGTGATCATTTTTCATTTCCTCATTTGCTAATCTGAGAATATAATAAATTGTCCAAGCAGTGAATATTAATCCTGCTCCTAAAATAATAACAACTCCCCAAGGAAACTCATTCATCTTCATCCTCGTATGTAGATGGTTCCTCAAATAACTCATCCATTTTTTGTTGGAATACTATTTCTTGTAGTTCTTGTAAGTCTTCTTCTGTAAGAGTTATCATTTGTCCTTAAGTATTTCTTCTATTCTTTTACGCATGTTTGTGCTATCCTGCTTAAGATAATCTCGGAGAGAGTATCCACGTTGCCCCTTTAAAATACATGTTCCTTGATAGAACATGGTGGCAGCAAATACTAGCAAGAAAACAATTCCTATTATTTCAGGGTAATGTTTAGCCATGGTAGTAGGGGAGGAATAACACCAATAAGTCTGAGAAGTCCCTCAGCAAATAGTGAAAGAACTACCCATCCTACGCACATACTAATGATAGAAGCATTACGGTTGTGTTTCCGTATTGCCTCATCAATCATCTCCTGACACTGCTTCTGAGTGACTAGATGTTCTGGGTTTATCTGATCCATTCGGTGACTCATGAATTTTTGCTATACCTATGATTGGTAGTATAATCAAAGAACCACTTAGAATGCCCAAACAAACAGGATTATTTAAGATTTCAACTACCAGATGTGTCATGATTTTGATCTTTATAATTTTTCAATTTATTAAGAAGATGTTGATATTCTTGTTTGGCACTCTTGTCAGTTGTAGTTGCTGATTTCTCAGCACATAAGATGATTAGACGATTGATATCTTTTTCTGAGAGTACATACATTTGAATATCTCCTTATTCATGTACAATAGTCATAAGAATAGTACCGTGTTTTCTAATAACATCCAGATGGGATTTGCCCCAAGGAATGTCATACCATTCAACTCTTTTGTTATGCTTAAGAAGCATGACTGATACATATCGCACAGTAGAATTACTTATCTGCCCTTATTTAGTTTTGTATCTGGAATTGTTACAATCGCAGGTGAGGGATACCTGACAACTACATCGGCACAAATTTTTGCATATGGAGACTCTGGATGAAATGTAACTCCAGACTTAATGGCTTCTCCACATTTTAGAAGTCTTACTAGTTCAAAATCTAAACGTGCTTTATCTGTCTCTGCATTCTGTCTTCTTATTTCTGTTCTTGCTCTTTCCTTACATAATTCTGTTAAACTTCCATCTAGAGGAAAGTTAAATCCCATGCTGATACCAGCATTTCCATTCTGAGATTGAAATGTTTCTGGGTCTTGACTACTATTAATACTCCCTAATACGAAGGGAGATAAACTCATCGTCGGTCCTTGGCAACTAACTCCACCACCATACGTATTGACGGCATATGGACCCTGGAGGACTTGTACTGCTTGGTTAGTAACGTTTCCTGTAGCAGAAGCACTAGGCCCAGCAATATTAGTATTACTAGGAGCTGTTTGAGCCAACACAGGCGATACATATAAACCTACTGCGTAAAGACAGATACCGAGTTTGTGGTAGATTGTGTTTCTGTGGTGCGATCTATCCATGTTTCTTTAGCCACTCCAGGTCCGAGATAAGTTTCACTGAACTGGAATGGAGCACCTTGGTTCATAATACTGTAGTTTGCTCCTTGTTGAGGAGTGCCAGGAATGTTAATATTAGTTCCAGTGACAGTATAAGACGTGCCAGTTGTATATTCAACTTGACGAATTGTTTCTATTACTTTTGTTGTTGATTCTGTGGTTGCCGTGATCGTACCTCTAGTGAAATTAGGTACAACACTTTCAGCTAGGGCAGGACAAGAGAACCCTAGCAGGAGCAACCCTGCTAGGATACTTCTCATTTGAATACACTCAACTCAACACTACGTTGTGCGGTTGCTGTAGTACCAGGACCACCAGCAGTTACAGTAGGAACACCTGTAGTTGATAATGTACCTGCTAGAGAACCTTTGTCTCCTGCTAACTGAGTAACAGAATCCCCATAAAGGTTGGGAGAAGCAATAGCTCCACCAGAGACCGACTGAGTGGTGACTGCTGTATCAGCATTACGGAAAGTCTCTGAGAAAGTAAATGCTTGACCTGCTGTGTTAATACTGTAAGATCCTGCACCACTAGATGCTCCACCAAATGTAGACGATTGAATATTTGTGCCAGAGACGGAGTATGATGCTCCTACTCTTGCTGATTGAACTGCTGCACCCTGCACACCCAACTGAACTGAATCAGTAATTCTCGAAGTAATTTCAGCTGCGAATGACGATGGCATAACGAAAAAGGATGCCGCAAGTGCGGTGATTACCTTTTTCATGTTCGGTTTCTCCTAAAGTTTGTAAATGACGACCACAGGTATTTATGCTATAAATATTTTTGGATGCCTTCGGGGTCCACTACAAACAACTCGCTTATTTAAGGAGAAGTAAAATGCTTACTACCACTACGTTGGATACTTTTTGGAAAGATTACGCACCTCACGCTGTAGGTCTGGATGATGTTTTTAATAGACTAGAAGCTTTATCTGGTCACAACATCAACTATCCTCCCTACAATTTAATCAAACATGATTCCAGTAATTTCACAGTTGAAGTCGCACTTGCAGGATTTAAACGAGAAGAGATCGAAGTCTCTACTGAACAAAACATTCTCAGAGTTACCTCTAAGCATGAGGAACCAGATTCTACAAGAACTTACCTACACAAAGGACTATCAAAAAGAAATTTCACAAGATCTTGGCAACTATCTGAAGATGTAAGAGTAAAAGATGTCCTCTTTGCAGATGGACTACTTACAATCGATTTAGAGAAAATTATTCCAGAGCACCAAAAACGAACAGTATATGATATAATGGGATCAAGTGAGCCGCAACTTTTAAATGGATGATAGGTTTATTTGGATTGATGAAACGAGTTTAGATGTTGATTTGTGTCAACATCTAATTCAAAAATATGAATTGGAATCTTTTAAATCACTAGCCACAACTATTGGAG